GAACATTTGATTAGTATATTTGGTAAAACAGAAGACGGAAAATCGGTCTGTCTCACGACAAGTTTTTATCCTTACTTTTTTATTAAACTTCCACAGAAAACTGATAATCGTGGGGCTGCTCTTTTATATACACAAATATGTAAGGAGTGTCCTGATACTACTATAAAATATGACGTCATTCAGTCTAAAGATGTTTGGGGATTTCAAAATAACGAAAAATCTGCTTTTATGCAAGTACATTTTAAAAATCTGGTATTAAGACGCCAAGTTGCAAATAGGTTGAGAAGGGCTTTACCTGATAACCTATATAAATTGAAAGTTTACGAATCTAATATAGACCCTGTTTTAAGATTAATGCACAGAACTGGTATTCAATCTACTGGGTGGTTAGATTCTGGTGATAAATGTGTAAATTCAAACATCGCAAATACAGATATTGATATTTTTTGTAACGATTGGAAAACCCTCAAACCACACAAAAATAGAAATATGGCACCTTTTATAGTTGCATCTTTGGATATAGAGTGTAACAGTTCTACTGGTAAATTTCCTGATGCAGAAGTACCTGGTGATGCATGTTTTCAAATTGCTATATCTTTACAGGAAATTAATTCAAACGAACCTTACGACAAAACGTGTTTATGTTTTAAAAAAACGGACCCTGACTTACACGGGTGTAATATTATTAGTTACGATACCGAAAAAGAGATGCTCGAGGGTTTTACAAATTATATTATGAAAAATGATATAGATATAATAACTGGGTGGAATATATTTGGGTTTGATTTGGAATATATTATTAAGAGAGGGGTAATAAATAAATGTCATTATACATTTTTTCAAATGAGTAAATTTAAAAACTATAAATGTAATCTTGTGTATAAAAAGTTATCTTCTAGCGCGCTTGGTGCAAACGATTTAAAACTTTTGCCTATGCCTGGTCGCTTCATATTTGACCTGTTTCACGAGGTAAAGAAAGGGTATAAACTTGATTCATATAAACTCGATAACGTTTCTAAACATTACCTTGGTGATAATAAAATTGATATGCCTCCGAAAGAAATGTTTTCACGATATGTAGAAGGTGACCCTGTTAAACTTAGAGAAGTTGCTGAATACTGTATAAAAGATACACTTTTACCACATAAACTTTTAGAAAAGTTGTGTATTTTGATTAATTTACTTGAAATGGCTAAAGCGACATGGGTTCCCCTGTGTTATTTAGTAGAGAGAGGGCAACAAATAAAAGTTTTTAGTCAGTTATCAAAAAAAGCGAGAGAGATGGGATATCTGATACCTACTCTTTTTTGGGGTCAAGGTATGACACAGGGTTATGAAGGTGCTACTGTTCTGGATGCACAAAAAGGTGCTTATTATACACCAATAACAGCACTTGATTTCGAGGGTCTATACCCATCTATTATGATGGCACACAATTTATGTTATTCAACCATGGTTATGGACCCTAAATATGAAAATGTACCTGGTATAACATATGAAACTTTTGGTTCTTATAAATTTGCACAAGATGTACCGAGTTTATTACCTAGTATTTTAATGGAATTAAAACAGTTTCGTAAACAGGCTAAAAAAGATATGGCTATATCAACTGGGTCTATGAAACAAATGTATAACGGTAAACAACTTGCTTATAAAATATCCATGAATTCCGTGTATGGTTTTACTGGTGCAGCAAAAGGTATTTTACCATGTGTTCCTATAGCGTCTACTGTTACTAGAAAAGGTAGAATGATGATAGATGAAACAAAAGAGTACGTAGAATCAAATTTTCCCGGTGCAATGGTAAGATACGGTGATACTGATTCTGTTATGGTTCAATTTGATGTCGGTAAACGTGAAGGTAAAGAAGCGATCGAATATAGTTGGGAACTTGGTGAACGAGCTGCGAATGAATGTACAAAACTTTTTAAAGCACCTAATAATCTTGAACTTGAAAAAGTGTACTGTCCCTATTTTCTCTATTCAAAAAAACGATACGCAGCAAAACTCTGGACAAAAGATAAATCCGGTAATATGAATATGGATTATATAGATGTAAAAGGTCTACAACTTGTAAGAAGAGATAATACACCACATATGAGAGAAGTATGTAAAGAGTTACTCGATGTAGTTTTAGAGAGTAGTGATATAGCTCCACCAAAAACATTGGCACTAAAAAGAGCGATTGAACTTATAGAAGGTGAAGTTTCTAACGAGAAACTTATTCTTTCTCAACAACTTGGTGATGTTTATAAATCCTTGAATTTATGCCACGTACAGGTTCGTGATAAAATGAGACGAAGACAACCTGGTTCTGAACCTCAATCTGGTGATAGAGTTCCTTATATACTTTTGGATGTTGGTAATCCAAAGGCGAAGGCTTATGAAAAAGCAGAAGATCCTAAATATGCCGAAGAAAACAATTTATCAGTTGATTACGTGTATTATTTTATAAATAAATTCCTAAACCCTGTTTGTGACTTACTCGAACCACTTTTCGATAATCCAAAGGAAGAAATATTCGGTGAATTAATAAATCGCGTTAAACCGAAAAGAAAAACAAAACACGAAATAGACATGACTAAACAAACACTCATCACAGATTTATTTAAAGTTACAAAACTTAAAAATAAAGAACGTGATAATATAAATGACGAATAAGTCTAAAGTATCGGAACATATTGTAAAACTTGTTGAGGAGGAAATAGAAAAGGGAATACACGAAAGAATGTGTAAATATGTAGAAGATATATCTAAAATACATGGTATACCATTAAAAATTCTTAGAAGGGATTTACCAAATCTCGGTGGGTTTTGTAAAGGTATTAAGAAAGGTGGTGAATTATGTACGAGAAAAGCATCACCTGGTTCTGAATATTGTTTATCACATAAAAATGAATCTAAATTACAAGAACCTATTATTATAAAAAATAGCATAACGAGACATAATCATCCATTTCCACCAATGTTTAAAGAAGGATGTCCAGCTTGTGAAAAAATGGTTAAAACTGAACTTAGAGATTTAAGCACATTAATGTAATAATGAATAAAACAGATATTCTTCTACATTCCATAGATACTTTTTACCATACACCAGAGAATAGAACTACACTTATACAAATATTAAATAAAACGAGTGGTATTTCACTAAGAAATTTAGAATGGTTCATAACAAATTATTCTAAGAAAAATAATTTATCTTACGAGACAAGTGATGGTAAATTATTTAGTGTTCATTGCGCATATAAATCGAGTTTAGATGGGTACAGTAAAAAATTATTTGATCCTTTTTGTAGGTCTACAAAAATACAATACAATATACCGGGAACAAATGATGAAATTAGTACAACTGTTGCACAGTTAAATTTTATCAGATGGTGTATAAAAAACAATATAATTAAATACATACAAGAACATAAAAAACAATTATTTAGTAAGCGAGAGATATATATCCATTCTCAAATTTAAAAGTTTGATATCCTACATAATAGGCATTAAAAACATAAACATCTGTTAGATTAGGTATTAATTTTATTTCCATTAATGTTTTATTTGATTGTAACTGCCCAAAATCAAGGCTTCCCGATGGCTCCACGTTTATAGGATTCATCGAGAAACTGTAACTGTATATATTTTTTTCTGGGCGAGATAATCTGTGTGTAAATGGGACGACATATTTGTAATATTCGTGTTTAATTGTAGGTATATTTGGTAAATCTTCACCATTAATATATAGTTTAGCTTCTTTCATTACCGGATTAAAAAACGCATTTTGAACGGTCCATAAATTTGTTTTCGAAAAATTGTATCTATTATGAAAAAGATACGTTCTGTTATCGTCGTTATTATTTGGATCACCATCACCACCTCTTGCATTTTGTCTATCTTCGTATCTCTTCTCTCTTAAAAACCAGTATATAGTTTTTACTGGTATTTCGGGTACTAATTGTATTTTCATTAAATCTTTTCCTATTTCACTATCTTCTGTTGGGTGTTTTTTTACGATATCTGTTACGAGTACTTGCGGTTCGTTCATTAGATAAATTCTTTCGTTTTTACTTACTGTTATTTCTTCTGTTATTATATCAAAAGAATTAATCGATATAGGGTTAGTATCATCTGTAAAGAATGTTTTGGGATTAAACTCAATTTCAAATTCTAGTTTTTGTTTATGCATAGCACACGTTGGAAAATATGGTCTATTTGGTTTATTCGTGTAATATTCATCACTTTCGTATTTTCTAGAAAATAACAGTGGTATAGGTACAAATATCTTTGATTTGAATTGTGCAATTGCCTTGTTTGCGTTACCTCCTATTTCTGGTACAGACGTATTTTCTGCCAAATTCCTGTTTAAAGTATATCTTTTTGTCCTTTTTTCGGATTCGTCTAAGTAAAGGTTATCGTATATTATACCCCAGTCGTCGTGGTATTTTTCTATCACTAATTCGTCTACGCGCATAGTTACAGATTTAAATAAATGTCGACCAACTTGATCTGCGTAATTGAATGCACCCGAAGAAACACCCGGGAGATCTAACATTATATACATGTTGCTTAATAGATCTCCCATATTTCGAGGATTCATAGTTATTTTTATAGTCTCACCGAATGGCCAAGACGTGTTACTTGTAATTGTTGGTTTCTGTACTGTGGTATTTCTATGGTATTTTGAGAAGTTTGAGTGTTTGTTTATTTTATACTTAAAGAGCGACTGTTCTGGATCGTCTGTAAGTAAATAATGATCTTGTTTACCTAATGCGTTAAGTGAAATAAGTGCTCCTGTATTTGGACCTTTTGTATCACACATACTACTTATTATTTATATATTTTTAAATCCTTTTTCCACATGTCCAAATGGTGTGTATTTTTAAGAATTTCAGTTTCTTGTTTTGTTTTTTCGTTTTCCTGTGATAAAGATAAGACAGATTCTTGTGTGTATTGATAAGTTTTGATATTTAATAAATAATCGTACGAATTATCAATTTTATCAAATAAATTAGAAATTTCGTTTTCGAGATCTTGTTTTTTCCTTTTAAATACTACAAGCTTGTTGTTAATAACCATATTTATAAATTTGCAAGTATTTTGTAACCTTATTGATTTATGTTTTAATACATCCAATAAGTGAATTTTTCTTTTTTTGTATATTTTCATTCGTATTTCTACAAAATCTGCTAATATATGTTCTGGGTTTGTATATTTAAATATACCCTTTTCTGGGTGAAATAAATGCATGTTACTCGTTCGAAATGTCTTTTGGAGTTTAAAATCTTTTAGTAAATTTTCTCCGCTGTATCCGGATATTAAAAAGTTAACATCTTCTGTTGTGCTGTTATTTGTATAATTATTTATGGTCTTTTTTTCGATGAGTGTGTCTAAATATTCTTTATAATCTTGTGTCCATCTACCTGGTGGTAACTCAGTGACGTGTATATCGTTTCCTACTTTTGACCATATACCTTCTGCTATCCATGAATCATTTTCATCTTCAAAAATACGACCCTTAAATTTACTGAACCAAGGTTTCATTTTTTGTATACTTTGACCTGAAAGTACTCTTTCTATATTATTTTTTATGTCGCGTGGATTAAACGATGGTATATACGAACTAAACCCTGTACCAATACCTTCTGATCCATTTATGAGAATAGTTGGTAATATAGGTACAAAAAATTCGGGTTCTATTTGTTTTCCATCGTCATTTAAATAATTTAAAACAGGGTCGTCTCTAGAATCAAATAAATAACGAGCATCTTTCGTTAATTTTGTAAATATATAACGAGTCTGACTTGCATCTTTTCCTCCCATAAGACGCGTACCGAACTGACCACATGGTTCTAATAAATTTATATTATTTGAACCTATAAAATCGTGTGCTAATTTTACAATTGTATCTGCTAAAGATACTTCACCGTGGTGATAAGATGTTTTTTCGGATACGTAAGCTGCTAACTGTGCAACTTTCATTTCGTTTGTTAAATTTTTTACAAAACATGCATGTAATACTTTTCTTTGTGACGGTTTTAAACCATCTGATATATGTGCTATAGACCTTTTTAAATCTGATAGACTAAAATTAACGAGATCCTTATGAATAAATTCAGAAATATGTAAATTTCCTATATTTCCATATTTTATTTCGAGATCGTTTGGATTTTTTTCTGTATTTTCCAATAGCCATTTTTTTCTTTCATCTGTTTTCTTCTTGTCGAACGCTAATTCGATAGATTCGTCCATAAGTGGATCCGTTTTAAATTGAACTGTCAGTTCTGATATCTTTCTGAAATATTCTTTTGCTTCTGCAGATGTTGATGTTCCTAAACCCTTATAATATTTGATTTTCCAACCAGGTTTTCCTTCACCATACCAATTTCTATAAGATGAATCTGTATAGAACGATTTTATTGCGTTTCCTTTTGTTGCCTTTATTATCGGAGTAATCATACTTACAACAAAATTTAAACTGAGTAAACTTGGCCAAAAGTAATGTATCATGTTTAATATGAGACCCTTGATATGACTTCCATCGTTATCAGCATCTGTCATTATCATTAGTTTTCCGTATCTCAAATCGGAAAGAGAATGGTATATTTTTCCCTGTTGTAGACCTAAAATTTTTTTCAAGTCACTGAATTCTTTATTTTCTGTGATTTGTTTTACACTTGCATCTCTCACATTTTTACATTTACCTCTGAGAGGAAATACACCATAATGATCTCGACCTACTACAGATAAACCAGAAACAGCAAGTGTTTTTGCTGAATCACCCTCGGTAACTATGAGTGTGCATTTAGAAGATTGTGATGTTCCTGCCTTATTAGCATCTTCTAATTTTGGTATACCTGTTATTTTATTTTTTCTAGTACCATCCGTTTTTTTCAAATCTTTCATATCCTTGAATTTTGAAAGAGCGAGTAAATCGTTTTTTATGGATGTTTTTAAAATATTTTTTATAAAAGATGGAGGTGGGT